GTACTCACAGGTCGGCGGATCGTCGTTCTCCCAGATGCGCCAGCTCTTCCTGCTGATGATGGCAGACGTGTCCGAGGTGGGCTGCTGCATGTACTGCGCGTTCCAATACCTCGGGTCCATCGACGACTTGGCCGATTTCAGCGACTCCAGCGGCCACTGCTCCGGCCAGAGCGACTTCTCGTTCTCGGTGCCCTCGTTCAGTATGGCAGGCAACTCCACAATCTCCCAGCGCGGGGAGTCCGGATTCTTGACTTGGTAGTCGATCAGCCGCCCGGTCAGGTCCAGCGGTCCCCAGCGGGTCATCACCACAATGATCGCGCCGTTCGGCATCAAGCGCTGCAACGGGCCTGTCTGGAACCACGACCACGCCGTGTCAAACGCTAGACGACTGTTGGCTTTGACGTCCTGCTCAGAGTGTGGATCGTCGATCATGAACAGGTCAGCACCCCGTCCAGCCAAGGCACCACCGACACCGGCTGCGTAGTATTGGCCCCCGTCGGAGGTGGACCACTTGCCCGATGCCTTCTGGTCCTGTGCAAGCTGCGTGCCGGGAAACACGGTGTTGTAGTCCTCGTCTTCCAGCAAGTTCCTGACCCTGCGGCCAAAGTCTTCGGACAGGGACGCCGTGTGCGTGCCCATGATGATCTTCTTATTAGGGTAATTACCTAGGAAGAACGCGGGGAACAAATAGCTGCTGAACTCGGACTTACCCATCCGTGGGGCGATGTTGATGATGACGCGCTTCTTCTTGCCGTCCACAACGTCCTGAAAAATCTTGGCCAACTTCCTGTGGTGCGGTCCAACCTTGAAGCCGGGGTAGACCCGCTTGGCAAAGTCAATCATATTAGTACGCGAGTTTTGCAGGGAGCGCCTGCGCTCACGCTCGTCCAGAACCTCCATCAACTCCAGTTTGGCGGCTTTCGTCATCGTCGGCAGCGCCGCACGCAGGGCGGCAACTTCCTCGGGCTTCAGATTGAGCGCATCAAGATTCATCGGTGTCGGATGTTAGTGAGTGCTCACTTTGGGGCTGGCTTGGTTCGACAGGGGTTACGTCGGTTATGTCAGGCGTAGTTTCGCCGCTGGTCACATCCACGTCGATCACATTGAGCAGCGTGTCCAGCTTGTCTTGGAGCTTCTTGTCGATCTCGGCGTCGGTCATGTCGGTCTTCTTGACCTCGATCCTGTCCGTGAACAGCGCAACCTCGGTAACCCGGCCCAACATCTCGATGGCCTTGAGCCTGATCCTAGCGTCGGGGTGGTTGGTTTCCTCGATGATCTTGGCCACGGCCATGCCGCGCATCTGCTTGGCCTGCTCAACAAACTCCCAGTCGTAGGCAGACAGCATCGTTACCAAGTGGCGCACGGACTCCGGTGTCTTGAGCTGGGTGAGCTGGTGCTTGGCGTCGGATGGGGGTGCGTTTGTGGCCAGCGCGGTGAATACCCGGCGGGCGGCGTTGGCTTCGGCTTCTTGCAGAATCTTCTGGTCGTCTTCGACGCCGAGCTGCTCCAACCATTTGGTCGTATTGACCTGTGCGTTCAGAATCTGGTCGGGCGTGGCCCTGTCCAGACCAGACACGTCTTTGCCGGTGGCCTCGACCACTGGGGGTTCAAACTCTAACAAGTGATCTAACATGCGCGTAGTACCTTACTAGTCTCCACAATACTTGTGGAGCCCTTGCGGACTCGGAGCCTGTAATGTACACTGCTTTTCGAGTGGTGTCTGTGTTTTCGCAGTCATTGCTTCTCCTTGATGGATGCAAATTCATCTTCGCCCGGCCCGTCCGGGCATTTTTTTGTCTGTGCATGTCTACCGTTAGACAAGATTTCATGGAAATTTTGAAAAATTTTGTGGGGGTGGGTGTTTGGGATAACTGTACACTTTAGTGTTTGTTTTGATTTTGTGCCGTTTGACAAAAATGGGGATTATCGGAGGGGAATAGTGTTCATGTGGCACAGCCCTGTCGCTCTGTATATGGCTTGGTGGGGGGTGGGTGGGGTCAACAGGTGTCGGTTTCTCCCTGAGAGGGCTTCGGTTCTACCCCTCCTAGTACAATAGAGTTAGCGGTTAGGGGAACTTAACCGCATCAACCCACGGGGAGAAACCTCCCCAACCTTAGAGGAACCTTTCAAATGTCATCCATCAAACTCAACCTGTCCCAGTTTGCTTTGGGCCTTGGTAACTCAGACCGCATCACCCTTGAGGCATCCGTGCCCTTTCACAAGGCGTATCACAAGGCGGATGCAGAGGGGCAAGCGGCCATGCAGTTGGACTTCGTGACATCGTATGTACAGGGCAAGCTGAAGAGCACCCCTGAGAAAGCCGCCAAGATCGTGGCCCTGAAGCGTGTCGAGCGTAGCGCCAAGGACGAGCTGGCTGTCAATGCTGCCGGTGCTAAGTTCCGGTATCACCTTGTCCGCGAAGTCGGCGGCGCTCGTGCTGAAGTGGACTTGCTCAAAGCCGCCGTGTCTGCATACGCCAAGCTGACCCCTGCTCAGAAGCGTAAGTTCGCAGCGCAAATGTGATTTGGGGAGATTTCTCCCCGAGATTCTGTCAACCGCCGTGGCAATGGTGCTGCGGCGGGGTTTCTTTCTGTGTCAACCGCCGCCACTGTGCGGCATTTTTATTGGAGATATGACTATGCACACACAAGCCCGCCTCGATGCCCGTGACGCCAAGCGCCTCATTCGTGAGCAGCACTACATCCTCAAGGCCGTACCCGCAGAAGCCTTGCCGCCTGTTCTGTCATACATAGCCAAGCGCTACGGCATCCAGAAGAAGGCCATGCTGAAAGCAAAGGCCCGCTACATCCGCACCCGCAACCACTGAAAGCACACCATGTTCAACATCCTCACCACCATCGTAGCCTGCGTTCTCGTAGGACTTAGCCTGCCCCAGATTGACGGCGGCTACATGTACCTTGCCAGCTTTGCGCTGGGCTCGTTCATCCTTGGCCTCATCCTCTCTAACGAACTCTGAAAGCACACCATGAAACAACACATCACCCATGTCGGCATCCTGTCCCTCCCATGCGGCGACTTCGACCTGTTCGACTACTACCCCACAGACAAGCGTGACTTCAAGATCACATCGGCTGTCCCCGTGGGCAGACCGACCTGCGGTATCTCCTTCACCAGTGATATCTCATTCGAGCGCTGGCTCGAACGCAACATGGCCCCTGTGCAGTTGGGTCTGTTCTGAAGTCGGGGAGACTTTCTCCCCAAAAAGTACGAAAGTGAGATATGGCGTGTATCAAAAAGGAGATATAACTAAGTGTCCAAGCCGTCCACCCGTATCGCACTTTGTACTAGACCCAGCGGCCTGTCGCAACCCGCATGGATGCTGGGTTCTGGCGGGGAAGTGTCCGCGTTATCTATCTAAATATTTATATATAATATATATTAGAGAGTGTTAGTTTTTGTTTGCTCGGGCTCAAGCTTTTACTTTAAGGCTTTGCCGTTGGCTAGTTGCGTGTGAGATAGATAGTACGGACACTTTCTGTCCAATGGCCCTATCCATGCGGGCTCCCAGCGTCCGACCCGAGTGGCGGAAACTGCGATATGATTGACACCCCGTCCCAACCATGTAACAAAAAGGAGATATGACTATGGATTTCCCAAAATCCTACCTGCGCCTCAACGAAAGCACCCTGCGTAAAAAGCTAGCCACCAAGAAGCTACCCATGGGATATGCTGAAAACCTCATATCTCAGGTGATGCACGAGAGGCACAAGAAGTTCGCCACACTAGCCAGAGATACGCAGCACGCCCGATTGTGGAGTGACCTCATAGCCCCCGCCAAGGCCGAGCGCCGCATAGTGCAGCGTATGCTGACCCTGAAGCTCGACAACCCCAGCCCCGAGCGTGCCCTTGCACTGGAGGCATATCTCATGGTGCTTGACGCGATCATCGGGCGGCTCGTGCTCAAGGCCAACACCTGCGGGGAGACACCGGCCCGACTGGCCGAGGGGACAGATGTACCCAACAAGGGCGAGCACTGGACGGACTGGATGCCCAAGAAAAAGATCGACCTCATCAAGGATTACTTTGCCGCCATACCCTACACCAAGGGCGTGAGACAGAAGACCCCCTTCGAGCGCCGCATCCCCCAGACCCAGCACGCCATACACAAGCGCCGCCTCATCGAGCGTACGGACAAGGAGATGGCACTCATCGAGCGCCGCATGGCCGCAGAGCTTGCCGATGCTAAGTTGACCGACACGCACATCTTCAAACAGCAGGAGATTAAAGACATGCGCCTCCAGCTCAGCCGGATGCAAGCGGCCATGCACACCATCAAACTCCTGCGCCCGACCGACTTCGTGCCGGTGACATGGCATGGCATCGAGCTGCCGGACTGACGGGTGTCAGTCCCTATCAACAACGG